CTGCGCGTTGCAGGTGGCGCAGGGGACGAGACGGCCGGTGATGGCGCTCATTGGGTCACCGATGGGAATGCGGCATGCTGCACGCCGTCGAGGTAGGGAAGTTCGATCACGCCGCCGGATTTTTGCTTCGAGCCTGGGCCGAAGCTGATCGCGCATCGCGCATCTAGGTCAGCGCGCGCGGTCAACGGTCGAAGCGCCCTGTTGTCCTCGGTCGCTTGCTTTAGAAAAAACGGAACACCAGCCGCGGCGCATTGATCACGCAGCGAGCGCAGCCACGTGACATCGCATGGCCGCGCGCCGGGGCCGCTCTCGCAGCCAGCGATAATCCAGAACGGCGCGTCACCATCGCCAGCTCCTAGCCATCGTGACAGATCGATCTCGCCGAGTAGCGGCTCGCAGGACAAGAAGCGGACGGCCGCGGGGGTGGCGAGCAGTTCCGGGATCCGCTCATCGGCGGCAGCTTGATTCTCGACGCTGACGCCGAGATGCACGTTCGGCAGCGGCCATGGAATGTCTGGTTCTGCCCAGACGTCACCGTTCTCGATCATGCTGACGAGCGAACGAGACACGCCATACGCATCGGCAATCACCTGCTGTGTGTCGCCAGACGCGCGCCGCTTGCGAATCTGCGCAACCTGCTCAAGGGTCAGTTTCGCGGGGCCACCGCGCGCACCGTGGCGGACTTTCTCCTTCTGGTTATCGGAGCGAGTCCCCCAGCGTAGATTTGCGATGCGGTTGTCCGTCTTGTTGCCGTTGCGGTGGCAGCCCTCCTCGCCGAAGTTTGGTTTACCAGCGAATGCGCGCAGCACGAGGCGATGCACGAACTGCGTAGTCGGCTCGCCATCGTCGTACACGGTGATCGTATATCGGCCGATCTGTTCATGTTCGTTGAGTTGCGGCTGCAGCTGTATCGTAGTTCTGCGATTCCTAATATTTCCATGCGATGACGCCTCGTAAAGAGGCAGATCGGGGATCCCCTCCCAGCGTTCGCGCGGATCGTGGTCGCGCTCCACCAGCGCGGCGTCTTTGGCCTTTGCGATCCAGTGACGGACCTCTGGGTGCGTGAGGAACTCGCGCATGCGTATTGGCCTCTTGGTCAAGCACTGAAACGTATGCCGCGGACACGCCGCCATCACCCCGAACACCGCGGCGATCTGCTCGTTGGTGAGCTTCTCGTGGAACAGATCTGACATCGAGTTGACGAAAATCTGGCGCGGCTTTCTCCAGCGAATCGGATCGGCGAGATGCTCTGGCACGAATCGGACCTCGCCGGTCCAGCGCGCTTCGGCGCGTTGTTCGTCTTCGCCGATCACCTTGAACTTGCGATTCGCGAGCCCCTCGTATGGCTGACCCGGGCCACTGAACCGCGCGGCGACACGCTCTGCGTAACAATGACGGCATCCCTCGCTGATTCGAGAGCATCCACGGACTGGGTTCCAAGTTGCGTTAGTCCAGGAAATTCCTGTATTTGCGCTCACGGGGTCACCTTCTGCAGCGCCGCTCGCAACGTGCCGACCTCGGCGACGAGTTCGTTCAGCTCCGCCAACAGCGCTGCGTACGCCTTGTACACCTCGTCGAGCTTCTTCGAGCCGTTGTCCAGGTCGTTGATCATCTCGATCAGTTCATCGTGTCGCATCAGAACATCCTCCGTGAGGTGTGATCAGAAAGGCGAATCGGCCAGCGCCGGCGGCGGATCGTCGTCATCCGCAACCAACTGCAACTTGCTGTCGTATTCCTCGATCGTCGTGGTGGTCTTGCGCTCGGCTCCGCCCGCCGCGCGGACCGCTTCGATCACCGCCTTGGCCGCGCCGCGCTTGCCCTTGAGCGCCGCGTCGAGCCGCTTCTTCGTCGCGACACGAGCCACCGCTGCGTCGGCGGTCGTCTGGTCATGCAGCCGCTTGACGGTCTCGTAGACCACGTCGCCGTCGAGCTTCTCGTTGCCGAGCTTGTGGTGTGGGCCGAACAGCTTGCCCGATCGCAGTTGGATCGGACGTTCAGCGGCCCGCGCATGCAGCGCAGCGTTGAGCCTTGAGACGACGATCTTGATCCGCTGTAGCAACTCGTACGCCTCGGCCGCTTCGGAGTCGTCCTGGAACGGGATCATCGACTCGACGCGCACTGCGATCTCTCCGGTGCCAGCCTGGATCGCGAGCGCCTTCTGCTCCGGGCAGGACAGGAACGCGTGGCAGTACTTGCAGTGCGGCCCGGGGCGGAGCGTCTTGTCGGTAGAGATCATCATGTCGCGGAGACGAGCCGAGTGAGCGTCGAGCTCGAACATACCAAGCGTGGCGATGTCAGCCGACAGCCACGACGCGCCAAGATAGACGATCGCCACTGTGACCTCGTCACGACCAGCGGCGCGCGCCACCGCTAGGGCGGCGCACGCGAGCTGCTGGTTGTCGGCAGCAGAGGTGACCCGCTCGAAGCCCTTGTAGTCCACCACCAAGATCCGACGCTCCCCGTAGACGATCAGGTCAATCGTCCCAGGGATCTCGAACGGCCGAAGCCCGGTGTAGTCGCGCCATGCGATGTGGCCAAGCGCGCGCGCCGTATCGTCGCTGGTGTCGATCGCCATGGCGCATTCAGCCGACAGAACGTCGCCTGGCTCGAGGAGCTTTCGCACCTGCCACGGCAGATCTTCGTTCGCGCCCAGCACCGCCGCCGCTTCCGCATCACCGTGCCGATCGTTGCCTTGATCGGCATACGTCGTGTGATAGTCGTGCTGCGTCAGGTGGGCGGAGCCTGGGCATGCCATGACACGCTCCACGGACGAAAACGAAGGACGGATCATGGCTACGGCATCCCGGCCCAGGAACTCGGCGGCTCTCGGTCGCTGACGAGGCCGTCGTGATGTTCCAGTGCATCGCACAGCACGCCGATCACCTCTCCTTCGTTGCGCATGGCGATCGCCGTCCTGACCGCCCGCAGCACGACGCGAGCCGCATCGAGCTCTGCCATGATCGAGTGCAGCGCAGTCCATGCCTCGGTTTGCGGAGGATGCCACGACTCGCCGTAACGCAGGATGCTGACCCGGTAGTCACCGGACGGGATGACGAAGGTGAACTTACCTCCATCCACGCTGACGCGGCGCTCCGGGTCGCTCATGCCTCACCCGTGCTTGCGTCGGATTGCGTCGCGGAGACCACAGGCGGCGTCACTTCGACCGATGACGAACCGCCTGATGTAGGGCGCCGCTTGAGGTCCGACACCTTAGCCTTGTACTTCGCGTTGATCGCCTCGTACGCCGGATGCCCTGGCTTGAGCCCTCGCTTGGAAAAGCGACTGGCGATCGCCTGGCATTCGGACATCGAGTCTGTGGCGTCCAGTTCGGCGAACTCCTGGTAGTCGCTGGTGTTGAACGGCGGAGGAGTCGGCTGTGCGTCGGTGAACTCGGCGTCGATGACATCGGATTGCACCGCAGGCGGTGGAGTCGACGGCGATGTAGCGCCTGACAATCCATCGGTCTTTTCGTCGTAGGTGAATACGCCGGCCAGTACGTCCGGATAGACATCTCTGGCAAGTTCCGACTTGGAGCGACCGGCCAGCATTTGGCGCTTGAACGTCCTCCAGTTTTCCTTCTGGTGGAGTGCAGCCTGTTTGGCCATGTCCATGGTCCATGTGCACCGACGCTCCGGCTCACCCTGCCGCTTCGTGGCGTACGTAACGCGTTCGTCGCTCTCCTCGACGCGGCGGAAGTACTCGCATTTCCCGCTGGACAAGACGACCGCTACCATGGCATCGGCCGACATCACCGGTTTCCCTTGGATGATGTGAAACGATCGAAGCGAAGCCATCGGGGCGAGTCCGAGCTCGCTTCCGGCCATGATCTGCATCATGACCTCTGGTACCTTACCCCTCAGCGCCTCTGGCAATAGCGACGACTTGGCAAGAGTTTCCGAAAGCTTCACCACCTCGTCCAGCGTCCGAGGCACGATGACCGTCGTCGACTGGCGGACCAGTGAGGTCTCCTCGCTCACCTGAGCACCTTGGCAATCTGCGCCGAGACGCGGTCACACGATTCAGAGCAGGAGATGAACGGGATATCGTCGTCTCCGGCCGGCGGGACGTCGTCGTGTGACGGCGCACCACCAGCAGAATATCCGCCGACGTCATCGGCCAGTGCTGAGCGCAGCACGGAGTCCGCGTCGGCGAGGTTCTCCTTGCTACTCGCCTTGAGCGGCGCCGGACCTCGGCCGATGCTGTTCGGCTTCACCCACACAGGTGGAGGGCCAATGCGTCCGCCCATGTCCCACGTGTCGAACTTCTTACCCCGCTTCCTCTCGATGTGCTTGATCTCCACGGTCGACTCGCCGCCGGTGGCCTTCACCCACTCCGCGACGTCGGCGTCCAGCGTGGCAAGCGTCTGGCACTTCCAGCCAACTGCCTTGCACGTCCTGATGATGTACGGGGCTTGCTTGTTGTTCACGGCCTCCTCGTACGTGTACATCCTGCCCTTGTGCTCGCCCTTCGCGATCTCGACGTTGATGCGAACAACCGAGACCCCCCTGTCGTCGTCTCCGTAAAAACCATCGAGCACCCTGCACGGCCAAAATCCAGCTGCGATATCTGACATTGTCTCGTTTCCTTCGTTACGCGTTACGTGAGCGCAAACTATATCTACTTCGCGTGCTCATTGGGAAGCACGATCAACCCATCCGTGAGTGAGAACGCAGCGCGGCAATGCGAGTGAGAATTCGTGTGGTATCCGCGAATTTCGGCAACGGCGCTGCCGGATCTAGAGATCCACACGTCGACCTCGCCGCCATCGGTCATGTAGCAGTAGCCACCGGAATACGCGAATTCGTCAAGCATGACGCTTGCTACTCGAGGGATGTTTGCTTCGCAGATCTGCGGCATGTAGTCCCCGGCGCGCTTCTGTCGCGTCGTGAACGCCGGGACCCGGTTCCACTCCATCCGAGTGATCAACTCCAGCGCGGAGATCTCGTTCAACGCGAAGATATCCCAGTCGTGTCCCGGCGATGGCATGCCATAGATCTGGCTCCACACGCTCGATCCGGTGAACCAAATATCGCCAATCGGCTGCGCGGCGAGCTCCGGGAACCTGTGGGTCACGCGGGCCGCGATCAGGTTCGCAGCGTTCGCGTCCGGTCGCGACACCTTCACATCCGCCTCCGACGCCGCAGCGCGGTGACCTCGTCAGTGGTGATGCGACGCGGCACCGCCTCGTCCCTGCCGAGCACCGGGATACGGATCCCGAGCACCGGACCGCGCGGCCATAGCTGCCACACGCCGGCGGCGAGAAATCCGACACCGACACCGACGAAGGCGTACCAGCCGAGCAGGTACGCGGTGACCTGACCGATGAAGCAGGACAGAAGAATGGTGAGAACGTTCATACACGACTCCGATCTGGAGGCAACACGACGTGACCCTCTGCAGCAGCTGCGTCGATCGACTTGACCAGCGCAGCGGCAGAATCGCCCTGGCGCCAGGCCAGCGCCGCATCGACGATGTCGGCGAGAGCTCGGATTCGATCCGTGGCCATGCCGCGGCGCCGGTCGAACTCGGCGTCTTCGACGAGCTGCGGTGCCATGTGCGCGGCAAGGTCGGCGAGCGCCTCGAGCAGCCACTGCACTTCGCAGGGGCGCAGTGAGATGTCGTCTGAGATCTTCGCGTGCCGCGCGTCAGGATTTAGGATGTGCTCGGGCAGCACGTTCTCGTCGACAAGGTAGGCGTTGCCGTGCGACGGGTCGTACTCGAGACGGAGCCGTCCGCGCGGATCGATGTCGCGGCCGTGGGGGTGGAGACGGACGAAGCGGGTCACTTGGAAAGTCCGAGGATTTCGTCGAGGTCTGAGATGAAGGCCCCGGCAGGGTACTCTCGGTTCGAGAATGGCTTCCACGCGTCCCGCAGGGCGATGATCTGGTCGCGGAGTCGCTCGGCCCTGATCCGCTTGAGTTCCTCCAGCGCATCGCGTAGTTGCGGATCGATATCGGTCTGTAACCAGCTCTCCAGATCGTCGTCGGTCATCACTTGCCCTCCATCGCGGCGCGAACCGCCGTAGCCACTTGCCTGGACATCTCGTTTTCCGGTGGTCCCTCGAGATTCGCCACGAATGCGACCAGTCGAGTCTCCATGGCGCGGAGGCGAGCCAGGTCAGCGGTCAGGGCATCGATCTCGTTTCCCAGAGAGTCCCACGCCGCCCTACCGGCTTCGTAGTGACGCTTCACCGCTGACATTGAGTCTCTCGTTCCGGCAAGTTCTTCCTGAACGCGTGCCGCGGTGTACCGCTCAACCAGACGCATGATCTCTTGCTTCGTCATCTCAGGTCTCCTCTTTGGTCGTGTCGAAGCGATCGTGAGTGGCCAGGGCGTCAGCCATCGGCTGGAACGGATTCGGCCGCAGCGCCCGGTCGAGGAACGCCTTGACACTTCCGTCGATGTCTTGCTCGGCGAGCGGGCGGTCGATGGACCAGGGCCAGGCGGTAGCGTCTCTGGTGTCGCGCCGGTCGTGCGTGGCCAATTCCCGCGCCAGATATCCAGCGTCGTACTCCTGGCGGTGCGGCGGCCAGATTACCCAGTCAATTCCGGCCTCATCAGGATGCGACCACCACCCATTGACCTCTTCGTATTCGCCTGGATAATCAACATCCGATGCCAATTCAGCGGCCCTCATCTCCACTTGCACCGCCGACGGCTCGTCATTGCTCGTGCCCAGTGACAGATACTCGCCGCATCCGTGCAGCTTCGAGCACCGCTCACTGACCACGCGATTCGTGCAAGGCGCGAACGTCTTGACGGTTCTCATGTGCTTACACTTCGCCATCATCCCTCCTCAACGCGCCTATACGGCGCCGTGTCAATCTCGTCCGCAACTGCACCATCGAACGGCCTCACGCCACCAGCTGCAGCGGCGATCCACTGCAACCGCGCCGCCTGCAACTTGCCGATGGCGTGCGCCAGTTCCACCTCGGGTGCCTCACAGGTCCCAGCGATGGCCCGTGCTGCATCTGTAAGCACGCAAATGGCCAACCGCGCGTCGCTACCGCACACCTCACGCGCGGCAGCTACCAGCGCAGCGACGAGATCCGACCGCCTCACCTGTCATCCTCGAGGGTCTCGCCGACCAGTGCCGCTACCTCGTGCCACCTCGCGCGCGCCGCCTTGAGCTGCGAGGTGAGGCTGCCGACAGCACCGACGGCCGCCCTGAGCTGCAGCTTGAAGCAGCCGATCTGCTTCACGGCCGCCGCAGCGACCCCGCGCTCGATCTCCAGCTGAGCACCGAGAACCTCGACCTGAGAGGTCAACTGGCTGCGGATGCCGCGCTCGCGCGCGAGATCAGCCTTGAGCTCCTCGATCGTCGGCTCTCCGCCGAAGTCTGGCGCGGCGTCGGCGACCATCTGCGTGGCCATGGTAGGGACGTCGAGCACGCCGGTGTTGCGACCCGGGGCGGACACGCGGATCTGGGTGACGGCACGAGCCACGATGGCGTACGGACCGCTGGGTGGGTCTTCGTCGGGTGCAAGGATTGGGATGGCGGTTGAAGTGCGCATGTGGCTCCGGGTGTTACCAAGGAATTTCGGCGATGAATTCTCGCTTCAAAGATCCAACCTTGTCGTCGTCAAAAGCGACTTCACCCCAGAGGGCCACAACCCACAGTCTGTCTCCGCTCCATTTCCCAGGATCGAAGGTTGCGTGAAGCGTTCCCTGGGCGCAAAGAGACAGCGGACCGTCGCTGTGTTCGATCTTCCCGATCTCTGCCGCTGCACCGCTTCCGCCATTGCACGGTCTGCCGTAGCGGTCGGAACGCCAGAAAGCGATCACGGCGCCACGTTTTCGATGTTCTATTCCGAATCCAGACAAGACCACTGACCAGTAGCCGTCGCCGGAGCCGTAGCCGTAGCCGTCGCCGTCGCCGGAGCCGTCGCCGTAGCCGTAGCCGGAGCCGTAGCCGGAGCCGTCGCCGGAGCCGTCGCCGTAGCCGGAGCCGGAGCCGGAGCCGTAGCCGTCGCCGGAGCCGTAGCCGGAGCCGGAGCCGGAGCCGTAGCCGTCGCCG